CGTTATAAGATGCTGCTCCTGCATTTTGTGTTTTTAATGCACGATAACCTATAGCTACAGATTCACCGTTGCCATCTTCTGTTGATAGAGCTTCGTGACCAATGGCTACGTTATTAGCTCCAGTAGTCAAAGCATCACCTGCAAATGAACCTATGGCAATATTATAATCACCAGTTGTAAGTGCAGTTAGTGCAGCATTACCTAGAGCAATGTTATCTCCACCAGGGCTTGAACCATCTAAGCTATCTAATGCAGTTAAACCAAATGCTATGTTTCTGGAACCATCAGGATAGTTACCGTTTAACCTGACTGTGGCATCTGTACCATCAGGGTCAGTAACAGATATACTGTCTAGGTTCATCGTTCCATCTAAATACAAATCCTTGAACTTCAGGCTGCTAGTCCCCAAGTCCACAGCATTGTCGGTCTTAGGACGTATAGCTGATGCAGTTATGACCACATCCTGAGATGGGCCAAGCACCTCAATAGGCGCACCCTCAGCAGATGTACCATCGTGTGTGTGTCCTGAAGAGGAGTTAAACGCAGCTTCTATAGCATCGTATTCACCATCAAAGTCTGCAGCGTTGATAACGTTACCATCAGCAATGTTATTACCTGTATCGTTTCTAGTGTAACCTGTTCCCATGTCGTTTTACCTTCTTGTGTTTGTTCCGTATTCTAGAGTTATAGCATCTAATGAAAATGGTGGGTCTGCGCTATCAGACGTGAACTGTAAAGATACAACAAACCCTGTTCCTATTAATTGTGTTTCAAATAATGTTTTTAGTTTAGTGCTATATACTGCTGTTGATCCGTATGTAGCTGCACCCATGAAAGCAACTTGTCCTGTTTGGTTATTAAAGTCTATCTTAGTAGGTTGTACACTATCTTTCTGATCAAAGTCAAGCTTTAAAGATATGTCAAAGGACACGCTACCTTGTGGGTCTGTGTATAAGAACATCTTGTAAAATGTCTTACGTATTCTAGGGTCACTGATTGGCATAAACGGTGTAGAAAATGTTGTTACAATATTTACGCCATCAAAGTTATTACTACCGTCTTCTAGTTGATATAGGTAACCATCATCACAAGAGAACACTATAGTTTCTACGCCTAAGTAGAATCTGCTGTCTGCTACGTATGCCCTGATACCTCTTGTTTCAGCCCAGGCCATGTCCTCACCGCCCTGACCAGCAAACTGTGTTCCTAGTATACCTTGAGCGTTTTCTTGTGTCAAGCCACTTTTGAAACCTAAGATACGATACTGAGACTTCTCACGAATAACTAAACTAGTGAAGGATGTATTGTCTCTAATAAAGTTTGTAGTCTCATTCTGTATTGTCTTAGATACAACAGCTAAACCAAAGTCACCTATTCTATCTGTAGCACTTAGTAATCTTAAACCATCAGGGGCGAGAAACATTACATCTCCACCTATCTCCTGTATGGTGTCTTCATCAATACAACCTATGTCTAATGTTATTGGCTGTAATTGAAAGTCGGATACAGTATTACCTACTAGCTTTTGTATTGTGCTTTCAGTAAATATTATAAGTTGATCTCTAAATACAACTATACCTGTGACATTGTTACCTACAGATATTACGCCTGAACCATTTGCTGCTGTGAAGTCACTGTCTGTAAAAGGTGCAGTAAAAGTTACTAGATTGTTTTTAGCAAAGAATAATTGACTCTTAAAACTTACAACAAAGTCGGCTCCTACTACATCTGATGGTGCGTCATTTAGTGCAGTAAAGGTTGTTCTGTCGTATAGAGCAGGAACGTTAGTACCATCTACTATGGCTATCTTTTCAGTACCACTATAGTTATACCTAGAAAACCTAGTTTTACTAGCACTTTCTCTTGACGTACTCAAAAAAGTTATTGCAGCATCATCTGCTGGAGAACTAGCTAGTGCAGGTGTTATTGTTGCAGTAGTGCCACCAGAGCTAACGGTAGGCGTAGAAGCTACAGTATATATTAGATCTACACCAGCTATCTTAAATACGTCACCTGCTTGAGGAGTACTAGTCAGTCCATCTATATCCAGAGTAGTTCCTGTCTGAGATGCACCATTAACTAATACTGTTCCGTAAGCTGGTACATTTACAAGTGAGTACCCTGTGCCAGATGTTTTGTAAAGACTTTGATTCTTAGCTACAATTACATCATCAACAAATACACCAACGCCTAATGTTAAGTAGTTAGAAGTAGTACTCTCAAACTTTACAGTAGCTCCATTTAAAGGTGAAGCAAGTAAGCTAGACGTTAATGTTAGGTTTGCTGTATTAGCTGCCCCATCAAAAGTAACTGCGCCTGATGATATAGTATAAACTTCACTAAAAGTTAACTCAACATTGTCAGAAAGAGATACTGCTTGTGATAGCGTAGCAGTGCTACCACTAAAAGATGATACAGTTACACCTGAAGGAACTCCTGTTCCAGTAACATCCATTCCTGCTGTAACAGTCCCTGCTATGTTATCTAATATGTGTGTCGTATTAAGAACATCAGGAGCAGCAAAGCTTAGTGATACATCATTTGATAAAGACTGAGCAGAAGAAAGAACAATATTGTTTTGATCTGTTACTGTTGCTACTGTTACAGTTCCTGCTATGCCTGATCCTGTAACAACCATCCCCACAACAATAGTGCCAATGTTGCCATCTAGAACAACTGCAGTAGTAGATGATGTAGCTCCATTTACAACAGCAGTCGCACTATTGTTTGTCTGAGCCGTAGCTTGTGTTACTCTAAGTGTATCTCCTGCTACTGGTGTTTGCCGTATGTTAGCAATATTTAGTGATGTACCAGTTTGACTTGCACCTCTTACAACGGGAGCGCCATACGGAGGTATAATATCAGTGTCGTACTTCTTGTAACCCTCTATCCTACGATAGCCACCCTCAATGGATGGCTCATAGTTCCTAAGTACACGTGCAGACCCTGGCATGTTAATACCTTGCTGCAAGGGACTCATATTAGTAATAAGACCCCCACGAAACTCGATAGGAAAGGTTTCACGTTTTGTAGGCATATATTAAAGCGCCCTTACAGAAGTAGTAACAGGATGTCTAACGGTTGATCTTATATAGTCATAACGGTTTATGTACAAACTTCTCATTTGTTTTATTTCTTGCTCAAAGCGACTCTGCATCATATTAGACTCTTGAGATTCACCTCTGAACATATAAGCAAAATACATAGCACCATTTACAATTACATATCTGAACTGCTCTGGTATGCTAGGCACGTCTGTATCATTTATTAGATCAACAGGAAGTCTATAGTATTCATAAACTAACTCGTATGATTTGTCTGGTGGATTTATAATACCGAACTCTTGGCCTGGTGTTCTAAATACACGACTAGGTAAACCTCTTACACTTGTTGATGTAGCATACTCTAAGTCAACGAACCTGTCTAGGTATTCGTTATAATCAAGTTCTGTTAGTTTTACTGTTGGGTTATTAAGTGTGTCGTTTTGTTTGATTCTAAATGTTTTAAAGTTTATAGTTTTTGCATCTGCAGGGTAGGCATATCTAGTAATACCTGCTGTTAATGTTTCTGTTTCTTCAATGTGATTGTAAGGCCACTCAAACTCGTGCTGATTAATGTATCTTATAGCGGCATTTACGGAGTCCTTAACCATAGAGTACTCACCTTTTGCAGTGAGGAAGTTTGCACCTGTACCTGTGCCACCTACAAGTTCTACTTCATTAAGTCTACGATTTACATCATTTACTAGACCAATGTAATCATAAGCCATATTAGCGTTCCTTCAATCGTAATCTAATACTTCTTTCAGCAGTGCTTCCTGTAGTATCTGTCATTTGACAGGAGAAAGTATACTCAACATTATTCTGTCCACCACCTATGTTTATAGTTGCAACAGTGTTAGTATTTGTTTGAGCTACGTTTTGTATGCTGTCTGTTGTTGCACCACTAGATGCTGTTGTTAAGTTCTGTCCTGCTGTTATTTCTGTTTTAGTGTTGTATAAAGTAGATTTGACAAACCACTTAACACTACTAATTGTTGCAGTATCTAGAAACCTTGACCAGTCTACGCTATAGTCTAGTGTTTCATCTGGGTCTTTTATAGGCCAACGAAAACTCATTTATTAATCCTCATTTGCGTAGACTACCCTGTCTGCTGCTGTGGGTTTCTTTTCTACGTATACTATTCTTATCTGTTCAGAAACTCTTACTGTTCTTTCGGCTGATGTACTCATTATGCTGCTCTTGGTACGCTAATTGCACGTCTTTTACTGTAAAGATGTGCTACTGCTTCAAAGTCAAACTGTACTGCTGTTATTCCTGGATCACCTATTGTTCCTGTTATACCAACTGAAGTCAAACCTGCGCCTGTGCTAGTTGATACTCCGTTTACAAAACCCGTAGCAGAAACACTACCAAGTTCTTCTGTAGGTTTCTCTTCTAGCTCATTTACTTCGCCTGTAGCAGATACACCTGTTAGTGTTAGAGATGATGCTGCGTGTAGTACAAGTGTACCTAGTGAGCCTGTGGCTGAAACACTCAGTAAAGCTTCACTTGTTTTAGCTTCTACTGTTCCTATTGCACCAGTTGCGGATACGCTACCTAGACTTTCGGATATGTCAATCTCAAAGCCACCAGCAGATACTGCTTCTATAGAACCTGTTAGTGCGCTTTGTGTTACAGGTACACGATTTACACTCTTTACAGTTAGCCCTGCAGCGTTTAGTGTGAACGTACCTACAACACCAGTAATATTTGGTGCTAGATTAACTTGTACTGAGCCGATAGAGCCAGTTGCAGAGACACTTAGTAGAGCTTCACTTGTCTTAGCTTCTACTGTTCCTAATACACTTGTTCCAGCTACGCCTGTTAGTGTTCTTGATACATTTACTACACCATAACTAGATGCACCATATACACCAATACTGAACTTAGCTGTAGCTGCAACGACTGCCATAACTTACCTCTTAGGCAATACGTATCACTGCGTTTGATGCGTCTGCTGCTGGAAACTCAATAGTTAAATCACCTGCTGTAGCACTAACTGTACCACCAAAGTCAATCACACAAATAGCTTTGTTAGAAGCTGAAGAGTTATAAATGATACAACCTGCTGCAGAACATGTTACGTTAGAAAATACTTCATCTGTAAAGTCTACATGTGCAGTTGTACCAGATACTGCAATAGTAGCACCGTCTAGGTTTTGCCCACCTGCAGAATAGTTTGTTCCAGATGCTTCATCAGAGTTACCTGTAACATCTGAGTAGTTTGTTGTTGCTGCGCCATATGTACCAGACATACCGCTTTTAATTAATGCAAGTTTTAACGTGTGCGTGTCCAGATCGTGAGTACCACCAAGAAGCTCCGATTTAAAACTTGTACACATTGCTGTTGTTATAGCCATGTCAATATCCTCAAAGATTTAAATGCACGAAGAGGCCAGCATTAAGCCAGCCTCTAAGTTTAACTTGATTAAGCAGCGTTGTAACGTGCTGTCACCAATGCTTGTGGGCGTAGAATCTTACGTCCGTAAAGGTGCATACCACGTACAATGTCTGCAAATGAGTCAGGATCT